TGGCGGTGTCGGCTTGGCGATACCAGGCCATCTGTTCCTCGCTCACTGACAATCTAGGATGAGGCCAATGTCCGGATCTGTGTCCCCGCATCTCTGTCCCTCGAGTGGGCCTGGGTGCCTCACCGGGTGCCGGGTCCAGGTCCTGGATCTCGATCGCAACGGGGTCGGCGCCGTCGAGTGGTGCGTCGGAGTCTTTGCCGCCCAGCGTCCGCGTCGCTCCAACCAGCCCAGGTGTGTCGCCTCTGAATGGCCTCACCCATGACGACTTCGGTTGCGTCTCGCGGCTCCATGGTTTCGGATTGCGCACCGGTCCATAGGTTGCGTCAAACAACGAGTCCTGTTCGGGAGGCTCGTAGTCATCCGCGCTGCTCTGACCAAGTATCACGCGGCCGAAGTACCACGGGTCAAACCGTGGTGGGTCGATCTCTTTTGCAAGCTCGACTGCCCTGTTGACAGCGGAAGTACCATACTGGTTACCACGTTGCAGTGCATGTGCCCCAGCAACCATGCTCATCTTCGCCATTGGACCGGTTTGAGCCACGAACGCATCGAATGCGTTGGGGGCGGGGGTGGTCCACGTCATGGGGGTGGAGTCCATCGCGTCATTTGCCACAGCGAGAATACTGCTGGCTACCGCTGCTGCCGAAGTACCACCAGTCTTCTGCATTCTCTTGTGGGGTTGGAAATACGTTACCAGACCAGCCACACCAGTTCCCAAAGCACCCCACGCGTACCGGCCCCACCCCCGCGGCGTCACTGGGGGCTCGAACGGCTCGTACACCGGTTGGCCCTCGAACGGGATGTACGCCGGTTCACCCCTGAACGGGATGTACCCCGCCATCACCCCTCAATTAGGAAATCACAGGTCCGTCGGCGCGGGCTTGACCGCCGTGCGCATCTTCTCGAACGCCGCGGCAGTGCGCGGATCCCCAGTGTTCGCCGAGTGCACCGTGTACATGAGCGTCGCGACGAGCCCGCACAGACGCATCTCCGGGCTCACGTACATACTCGCGCCGTACTTGATCATGAGCTCGTCGAGGATGGGCTGGAACTCGCCCTGGTTGTCCTTCGTCACCTTCGCCAACCCGCTGAGTTGTAGCCCGAGGGGGTTCCAGTAGTGCTCGGTGATCTGTTCTACACCGGCCATCGCGGCAACGAGGACGGTGCTCGCCATGTTGCCGTCTTTGGTACCCAGCTGCTGCTGGTAGAAGTGGATCTCGTCCTCGATCTCCTCGATGGTGCTCTTGCCACTGATCTTGTTGCGCGATTTGAGGTCGGGGAAGCGCTCCCGGTACTGCCCGTACTTGTCGAGGAGCGCCGACCGGTCCTTCACGGGCTCGGGTGGTGGTGGTGGTGCCTCTGTCTTCGTGGGAGGGGCGCTTCCTTTCTTCCCCGACGACAGGCGCGCCTCACGAGCTGCGTTCGTCTCCGCTCGCAGTCGCGCCTCCTCACTCTCAGTCTTCTTACTCCGCTTCCCAACCGCCTCCTCAATCACGGCCGCATCGAGCCCGCTCAGTCGCAGCGGATCCTCACTCATCTACTTGACAGTATCAGAAAAGAGTGCAAGGTAGCGCCAGAACTTATCGTGCAGTGCGGGCCTCTCTCGGACGTACTTGATGACCTCGACGAGCTCCTCGGGGATCTCCCCCACAGCGTCGAAGTCGCGCGCCTCAATCGCCTCTGCGTACGTCTCGCGTAGGGTCTGTGCAAAGGCGGTTAATCCAATGTCCGGCATGTGTGGCAGGGGGCGTGACGGCATCCCCTCGCGCTCCAGCCACGCCGCCATGTTGCCGACCTTCTCGCGGAGGAAGGAAGCGACCGTGTAGCTCATGTGAACAGGTATACTACACCTGCAACCATCAGTGGCGTCAGAAGAAAGTGCTTGTCAGTGGCGTCCTGTGCTGGGCTCAGGCGGTAGTGTGGGCGCATCGAGCCGTCACGACGAAACGCCTCCCGTGGGTACTTGAGGAGGTAGCAGGCCGTCCCCGCGATCGCTCCTGCGGTGGCCGCTCGGGCGATCGGTGTCCCCAGGCCCATTGAGACCGCAACGCCGCGCCACCCCTCGATCACCGTCTGCGTCTCCATTGCCTGCAGTTCAGAATTTACGCCGCCGCCGCCGCACCGCCCCGACGGTCCATGTCAAGATGCATGACCTCCCGCGCGATGGTGTTGAGGTCACGACCACCACCCAGCGGCTGCTGAGCGTCCGACTGCGTCCAGTCCGTCCGGTTCGTCGGGCGCTGACCAGAGCTAGCAGACGCAAACGGCAGCTGCACACCCGGCTCGTGCTTCGGGATGAACTGGTGCGGAGCGAGCCAGCCCGTCTTGTACGCCTCGTCCTTCGTCGCCCTCTTCGTGAGCGACGGGCCCGAGATCTTGCCCTGGTCCATCAGGTAGAGGAAGTGCAGATCGTCGAACGTGTTCACGCCCCACTGCTCGATCATCTGCTTGCGGATCGCGTAGTCGTAGTCGTCGTGCACCTGCGCCACACGCCGATGAACGAACTCCGGGTACACCTGCATCAGCCACTTGAGGTTGCCGGGCTTGCGGACGTCGACGAGCGTGTTGATGTACCGGTCGAAATCCGCGAGCTCCGACTGACGCTGCATCGCCTGCAGGTAGTCGACCTCCTCGTCGCGGATCGGGTCGGGGCGCGGGACCGCCGAGGAACCGTCGGAGGCCGCCGCATTCCGGATCGCCGCGCGCGCGACCATCCGCTCCTTCATGTCGCTCGGGACCGCATACTTGGCCGGCGCCATGCCCGAGTAGTTGTACCACTCCGGCGCACCCGCTGGACGGCGCATGTCCGCTCCCCCGATCGCCGGCGTGTTCTTCTGCCGCTGACCCATCTCGTACTGATGAAGCTGAGCCGCAGTGTCCATGCCCAGCGTCGCCTGCCCAGTGTGGCCGTGGTAGAGGTCCATAGCCCCAGTGCCCTGAGTCTCCGCCATGCCAGCGCCAGGAGGACTCATGTTCCTTCTCCGCGATCAGAAAGTCTAGCCGTGATGCACGCAGAGCTTGAACCACAGGTGGATTCTGCCGAAGTGGGCGGCGTTCCCCTTCCTGTCGAGGAAGCGCAGGTTCAGGTTGCGGATCGTCGAGTTGTGGTTGTCGAAGTAGTGCGTGTAGAGCCCCTGAGGGTCGTGCGCGTGGTACTCGATGGCGCCCGTTTCGTTGTCCTTCGACCCGCCCACGTGCAGTACACAGAAGGCGCCGTTCGCGGCGGGGTTGTTGCTCACGACGCCGCCATCGACCTCGTTCACGCGCATCGCCACCCAATCGTCCTGCTCCATCTCGTGGGCGGCCTGGAACCCCACCTGGCGTTTGTTGAAGACCGAGTACCCGACGAGCTTGATCCAGTGCAGCGACTTCACGCCGTGGTCGAGCGAGACGCTGATGTCGCCGTTGTTCGTCAGCCACTTGTTCACCTTGTACATCGGGTAGTAGAGGCGCTGTGCCGTCGGGGCGAGATCGGGGGAATGCATCGTCAAGTGTCGGTACTTGACCACGTGAGCGTCCTGTTGAGCGCTGGTCAGCTCTGACGCATACCATTGTACATCTACGTCGGTCAAGTTGATTGAGACGTTCAGGCGGTAGGCCCACAGGTCGATGGCCTTACCCGCTCCGAGCTCGCCAATTAGCAACCCATCTGCTGATGCCCAGCCAGCGGACGGATCTGTGTCCCAATTCGGATCGTGATCCGCACCCAACGCAACGATAGACTCAAAGGTGCCATCAGAGCCCTTGTACATCTTAATGGCCTGGTTCCCCACACTGGCAAAGCCACTTTTCCACACGCCGTTGTAGAGCGTCGTGATCTTCTTGCGCTCGAGGACCGTCACGTAGTCCGTGTGGCCGTCGGAGGACGCGTGGCCGAAGCGCACGAGGTCGCCCACGTCCACGTCGTCGCCATTCGCATCCACCTGGCAGAAGGTCACCCAGTCCGACGATGCATCCACCACCACCGCCTCATGCATACCCAAATACTTCACCGACCACATGGGCCCCACGAAGGTGTCGTCGTACCCCTTCCCGTAATCACTGTCTCCATTCGTAACGAACACATCCAGCACTCGGTCGCGGCAACTCATCTGCTCGTAGTGCACATTAGAAGTTCCGCGGCGTCTGCTGCCTGGCTGCGTAGTAGGGCCCCGTGATCAGCGTAACTGAGAAAATCCGATCGCTGTGTGATGGGAGCCACGTGTTCCGCACGCCGCGCTGTGATCGATGTCATTCCGGATAAGACCGTACTGCTCGAGATCGTCGACACCATCGTGGAGTTCGAGGACATGCTCAAGCGGGGCGAGCAGCTGACGACCGCGCAGCGCAAGGAGAAGCAGAAGGTCGACGCAGTGGCGCGCGAGATGAAGGGACTGCAGAAGTTCCGTAGCGACCGCGTGACTCTCCCTTCACAGCGCTCAATGCGGTCTTCACTGACGACGGCGCCTTGAAGTCTGTAACTGACGTTCTTTTTCCGAGCGCAGTTCAGAAAGCGCGCGCATGAACCCAAGCACATGGCGTATCACGACCAGGCTGCTGTGGACGCTGCTTTTGCTGACCTGGACGATCTGCTCGATGCCCGTACGCCAGCGAATTACGGCTGTCCTGGTTGTGGCGGCACTGTGTTTGATCGCTGCTCGAACCCCGGGAAGGGTATCCAGTACTACGACACCTGCCGTGGCTGCGGCGTGGTACAGCCGAGTGGCTTCGGCGCTGTGGAGACGGCTCTGGCACGACGCCTGCCAAGCTCGAACTACAAGCGGATCCACCACTTCCACGAGCGCGTCTCGCAGCTCATGCTATGCGAGTCTCGCATCCCTGACGACCAGTTTCTCCAGATTGCGGAGCGCCTCTGTGACGGCTCGCACGCCGTTATCAACAAGGATGTCATCCGATGCGTACTCCGATCTCTGAACATGCAACTCTACATTGAGAAGTGGTTGCAGATCATCCAGCGCATCACTCTCATCGAACCCCCCAAGCCCGGTGGGCGGCTCTTACAGATGCTCGACGACATGTTCCAGGAGCTGCAGACCCCCTTTGCGAACGTTAAGAGCACGCGACGCAAGAACTTCCTCAACTACAACTACGTACTCTGCCGGCTCTTCCAGAAGCTTGACTGCCCCCAGTTCTGCATGTTCTTCCCACTCATCAAGTCGCGGCAGAAGCTCAAGGTGCTCGACGAGATGTGGACGGAGATGGTCACACTGCTCCGGTGGGAGGTCACGCCGCTACAGCTCGTACCAGCGTTCGCTGTGAAACTCGAAGCACCTGACCAGCTATTACATCGGATAAGAGCGCAAGTCGCTGCTGGAGCCCAGGCTGCGACGCGTGCAGTGCCTGCGAGAACGGAATTCCGTAAGTCGGATCAGCGCCTTCTCCACGAACTAGACCGACAAACAGAGCAAGCGCGGCGCCGTTCAACCCCACCTGAACCAGTGCCTCAAAGACCTGGTTCGTCACGGAGGCATTCTCCGTACGCTTGGGGAGCATCGCTTCAACGGTTGCGCCGATCACGACACCTGCCACGGTCTGCGTGACTGACACTTGAATAGCCTTGGACGTCATCTCTCTCTACGCGGACCTCAGAATTACTTGACCATCTGGTCCCAAGGCTTGGGGAAGATGTCCTTCACGCTCATCAGTTGCTGTGCACTCACGGGCCCATCGCGCGACGGTACGGCCTGGTCGTGGTTCATCGCGGACTCCCAGTACTCCTTACTGCCCATCTGGAAGGGCCCGATCTCCTGTGCCTTCCACCAGGAGAGCATCTCGAGGGGGTCGACGTGTGTCTCGGGGCAGGTGTTGCAGATGAGGATCTCGTTGTCCTCAGTGTAGGCGTCGAGCAGGCGGCTGAATGCATCCTTCGTGAGGAAGTCACAGAAGTCCTCCCACAGCGCCTCCCGCTGGCGTCCCTGGAGTGTCTTCATCATGAAGATGTAGTCTGTGTTACCGCGGATCGTGGGTGTGATGACGCCCTTCGCGTACTGTGAGGTAATCAAAACGAAGAGTCGGTAGTGACGCCCCGCGACGAAGAGCTCCATCAGGTTCTCGTCGTACTTGAGGCGCTGGTCGCTAATCACGTCGTCGAGCAGGATGAAGAAGGGTGCCTTCGCGTCCTTCTCCTCCTCGGTGAGGTTCTTGTCGTTCAGGATCTCCTTCTGCCGCTTGAAGACGGCGTCGAGGATCTCCGGCTGGTACTTGGGGTAGATGTACTTCGCCGGCACGTAGTCACGCCAGAACTTGTTCAGCTCGTCGGTCTGCGAGATCACGATGCCCGCGGGGATCTTGTCCTTCATCAGGTACATGATGTTGCGGAAGAGCCACGACTTCCCTGTGCGGCGCTTCCCGATCGCTACGAGGGTCGCGTCCAGTTTGATGTCCTCTGGGTTAAACTCGGGTAGGTTTGGTAAGACAATGTCCGCGTACAGATCCTGCTGCAGGACGGGCATCGTCGCGTGCTTCCCGTACGCCCTAACCTTCCCACCCCCACCACCCCCAGCGGACTCTCTCTCTGTGACAGTGCCACTCTTCACCGCTGTACTGACGTTACCCGTCTTCGGCTTCTCCTCTTCATTCGGATCCGAATTGGGCGGTGGCATCGTACGCGTCTGGTACTGGCTCAGAAACTGTGCCGACGTACTCGCGACCGAACGACCAATCCGCACCCTGGAAGGCGGACACCTCGGGCTTCATCTCCAGGTTGGCGCGCTGGCAGATGACCGACACGTCACTGAAGCTCCAGTGGATGCCGAACTTATCGCCACCGACCCCCGTGTACACCTGGTTGGCGAAGATGGTCGCGGCCACCGCGTCCCCGGGCCCGACGGTGCCGTTTGGGATCGTCACGCCCTTGTGGTCGCAGATGGTGATGCGGCGCGCGTACTTCCCACCCATGCCGTCCCACGCGAACTTGGAGCTTGAGAGGTTGATCGAGTGGCCCGTGAGCGAGCCGGAGATCTTGTCGTACTTGGGCCGCACGCTACGGATCTGCAGCATCTTAACCTCGTCGCGTGAGAGGTTCTTACGCCCGAGGATCTTGAGCTGGTTGTCGGTCACGAAGGTGAGCAGGCGCTCGTCGATCTCCTCCATCTTCGCGCGGAATTCGTTGAAGCTCGCGTTCTCGGAGCCGCTGATGGGCGTGTCGGTCAGGTCGAGCGTGAACTTGGCCTTGGTGATGTCCGCCGGTCCCCACATCGTGCCGAAGTTGCCGTCCCCCGTGACGCGTGGCCACATGGTGATGGCGGGACACGAGACCATCGCGACCTCGCCACCGGCCGCGCCGTAGGTCAATGCAATCGACGGCTTGTTGTGGCGATCCGCGCCGAGTGCGAAATGGACGTGGTTGATGTCGAGCTCCGTGAAGGGGATGTAGTTCTTCTGCATGGTTACCTGTAGTACCGATCAGAAATTGCAGTGCGTCGAGTGTCGACCAGTGGAGCCTCATTCAGCGTGGCCACTGACGGAACCCATGACACGTCACGCACCTCCCCGCGCCCGATTTGAATGAGACCCTGCTCCGTCTGGCACACCTCCGAGTTACGCACATCGAGGCTCGCGAGCCCTACCACATTATCCTGTGCCGGGATCATGTCCACCCGCCCCACCCCCGCGCGCTTATTCGCCCACACCGGCGGCCCGACGTCCCTGCGGCGCACATCATCCGGGCCCCATTTGCACTTGAACGCCTCGTCGACTGTGTAGTACCCCAGGTCAGGCGGCACCATGTTCGGGCGCGGGTTCGTCCGGTCGGGGCAGCTTTGGAACGTGACCTGTGCCATCGTCCTCTGCTGCCCTCTTAGAAAGTACTAACTCTGCATCAGTCGGGAGGAAGTAGCTCTCGAGCTTGGACTGACCATCGGAGGAGTCAGAGGCAGAGAGGAAGGGGTCCTCGGGCGGCCCGTCCCACTGACCGTTCAGATTGCCGGGCTCGACCGCGTCCCAGAAGTGGTAGTCCGTGCTCTCGTCCGACTGCTCGATCCGCGCGCGAACCTCGTCCTTGTCCGCTTGTGGCTGATTGGGGATGTCGGGGCACCCGCGCTGCATGCATGCGTAGAAGACCGTGTACCGTTCGAGGAGGTACGCCCACAGCTCCGAGTCGCGGTAGACGCGGTAGATCTTCATTGCGTGCGGCGTCCAGCTGACGAAGTCGCACCACTTCTTGTCCATGATCTCCATGAGTCCGTTGATCTGGCAGTAGTAGTGCGGCGGGATCTTGGCATGCGGCACCTGCTGCGCAAAGGGGCATTTGACTTCAATGATCCCGTCGTCGCCCACGAGCCCGTCCGGAGAGCCGCCGATCCACGAGTGGTCGGGGTGTGTGAAGAGGCCCTTCGCGCGCACGATGTTGCCTGTGCGGATCATGTAGTCCTTGATGGCGTTCTTCTCGTTCTTCGTGCCCCAGAGACACGCCTCCATGTTGCCCGAGAACTTCTCCAGCCCGAGCGCCGTCCTGAGCGCCTTCTTCCGCGTGCACCACGGGTTGACGCCGACCGCCGAGCCGAAGTTCGACGCCGTCAGCTTCCCCTTGCGCGCATTGAACCAAGCGGGGGTGCCCTGCTGAGTGTCCATCCAGTGTGGTCTACTGACACTCCTCTAGAAAAATGCGGAAGAGAATCGGGTCCATGACGTCGTGCTCGAGATCCTCTGTGAGCCCCCGGAGGTTGCCGGTGCGCGTCGGACGGCGAATGAAGCAGGAGTCGTGGAGGGCTTCGTGAAGGAGCGTCTCGACCAGCTCACTGTAGGGGAGCCCGCGCAGGACCCAGATCGTCTCTCCGTCCGTCTCGCCGCTGAGTTCATCGAAGCGCTCGGCACTCTCTGTGTGCCCCAGGTAGACGGCGTCTCGGATCCGCTGCACGGCGTCCCTGTAACGGAACTCGACGCGATGCGGGTGTACACCGTAACGGCGCTTCAGTTCGTTTTGGAAGTTGAAGAGTACGCCGCGGTCGAGGAGAGAGATCGCGTCGCTCTTCGCCTCTTGTAGAGCTGCGCGCGACATCACACACGCTCTGGAATTTCTCAAGTCTGGGCAAATGACGTGGGGGTGGTCTCACCTGCCAGTTGACAGTAGCGCGTCGGGTACGACCGGTGGCGGCAGGAAGGGCAGTGTGAGTGACGCGCGCGAGACGGCGACGTGGCCGCGTTACGAAGCCGAGTACCTAAAGCGAGCACTGCAGTCCGACCGTTACAAGTACGACACGGAGGGGTTGCCGGACGAGGCGAAACAGACGTACCTCGACCGCGTCACGTCACACTTCAAGGAAGAGGCCGAGGAGTGTCTCAAGGCGGAGTTCGACCAGTGGCTCCAGGGACTGCACGATTCGAACGACCCCGCTGCGGACCACGAGTACAAGAACGCGGATGGCAAACCGGTGCGTCGGTGGGTGATGCGCTCGAAGGAGGCCGAGGACGCGAATGGCGGGAGTAAGGTCGGGCAGGCCCGCGCGGGGTGGAAGCACACGCCGTGGGGACGCGCTCAGCTGACGGGGCTCCCGGGTGTGCGCAACTACCTGCGGAACCAGAAGGAGGTGGCGAACACGAACGACCTCAAGATGCAGCTCCTCGCCGAGTTCGGCCCGCAGAACCTCGAGGAGGCGTGGATGTACTTCAAGCACTGGGTCAAGGGGCGGCCGCTCTCGGATGCCGTCGCACTCCCCGCGCGCTTCACGGAGCCGGCCCCGGGTGCGCGCTCGGACGTGGGGCACACGATGCCGCAGCGGATGTACGCGTACGACCCCGAGCGCGCGGACGGGCAGCCCGAGGTCCTCGCGAGCGACAAGAACGCGTACAATGCGGCGGTGGCGCCTCCGGGTCAAGCCCCCGTGCAGTCGACGACGGACGCCGAGGATGCGAACGTCCGCGACGCGCGCCACTTCCGCGAGCTACTGGAGTCAGCTATCGACAAGGACGCCGATGTAATGGGGGTGCACGACGCACAGATCGCTGAGTACGAGATCGAGGAGCGCGAGAAGCGGGCGGAGGAGGCGGACGTCGCGGCGGAGGAGGCGGAGGCGGACCTGCGCGAGGCGGAGCGACGGGAGCAGACGTGGCGTCGTCAATCCCTGACCGCCCCCACCACCGAATTGCAGCCCGCGATCGCCTAAATTCTGAACTGTAGACAATGCGTTCGTTCGGGACCCTCAACCGCCCAGATCCCTTCTTCGCGACGGCGACCCCCCACCGCACCGAGTACCTCGAGTCACTGCACAGGACGTACGGCGAGCCGATAGGTGCGCTCCCGAAGCGGGACGAGCAACAGTTCGCGCGTGCGATGGCGTTCCGCGAGAAGGAGAAGGCCAAGTACCGCGGGATCGAGGACGAGAACACGACCCTCAAGGCGGAGATCGAGCGGCTCACTGCTACCCAGACTGAACTCCGCGAGGAGACTGAGCGGATCAAGGGGCTGTGGGAACAACTTTCCAAACCCACGACAGATGGCGTCTCGACTGCTCCCACTACCGGTGCCGACCCAGGGAATCCGCAATCTCTTCCGAGGCGCGGTAAGCAACCCAGGGCCGACGGTGCCAAGCGCGTCGTTCGTACCCGGGGGCGGCCCCAACGCGGCGGAGTGGTTCAACCTGCCGACGATCGCGTGCCTGACGGCGGCGGCGCTCCTGTGGAGGAACGCGTCGAAAACGGCGGCCAGCAAGGTGGTCGAGAGCAAGATGACGTGCGACGAGAAGTACTGCCCGCCGACGTTCCAGATTCACGTGGACAAGCCACTGAACACGCTACTGAAGGACCAGAGCGAGGGGGCGGCGCTGATGGGCCCGACGCCCCTGTCACTGGCGGTCCCGTACGCGCGAGTGAAGAGTGATTACTTCAACGAGGCCGTCCAGTCGCCGGGTGTGAAGCTCGTCGCGCACGCCATCGCGTGAGGTCGCCTTTTTCTCAAGTGGAGTAAAGCATGCCTCAGCTGCAGATCAACCAGGGACCCCAGGACGCACTCTTGTACGACAACAGTAAGTCATACTTCACTAATGTCGGTTACGTCCGCACTTCGAACTTCCAGGTGGAGTACCGCGACGTCGACGCACAGAACTCGGCCCAGCTCGGCTCGACGGTGCAGTACGTGATCCCCAAGGCGGCGGACCTCCTCGGCCCCGTCGACCTCCGCGTGGAGATCAACCCGCCGGATGCCTCTGGCGTTAGTGGCACGATCGCTGCCGACAAACTCGCATTCTCGCAGTGGGTCGACGAGCTCGGGTTCGCGATGATCGAGAAGGTGACGTTCTCCGTCGGTTCGAACGACATCGAGACGATCACCGGTGAGCAGATGCAGATCAAAAACGAGCTGATGACCTCCGATGAGCAGCGTCTCGGCTTCGACCACGTTCTGAAGACCGGTCGTCGTGCGTTCAAGGATGGCGCGATTACGGCCACTCCTGCTGCGAACAGCCCCGAGCGACCGGGTGACAACAGCACCCTCGGCGATTCGTACAAGAAGGACGTGAACAAGGACTACACGCGTCTGATCTCGTACACTGCCGAAGAGGATGATGCATGTGGTACTGCTGGTGACACGCCCCTCAAGGCTGGCAAGCGTCAGCTCATCATCCCGCTCAACCTCTTCTTCACGAAGCACGTGTCGCAGTACTTCCCTCTCGCGGCGGTCGCTGGCTGCAACGACATCCGCATCTCGGTCAAGTTCCGTTCGCTCAACGAGCTCGTCCAGGTCCACGCAATCGGCGCCATCGCGACCATCAACATCGCGAACCTGTGGAGTAACGGCGCGGCGATCAAGGCCTCGGAGACGAAGCTGCGGTGCCACTACGTCCACGTCACGGGCCCCGAGGCGACGACGCTGATGAACAAGGAGCACGTGCGCCTCCTCAAGCTCTGGCAGCACTTCCCGAAGACCTTCAGCTCGGTCGGGGACTCCTTCGAGATGGACCTCTCCTTCCTGCACCCCGTGACGACGCTGATTGTGACGATCCGTCGCCTGGGTGACATGAACAGCATCACGGACAACACCAACACTGACGTCGCGCAGAAGGGCTACTTCTTCTACCACGGCGATGGCACCGCCCCGAACTACGACCACGCTCGGAATCAGTCGGGTGTTGCGATCGATGATACGGATGGCACTGTCAAGGACGGCAGCGCGACTCGCACGCTCAAGGTCAAGAGCATGCAGCTCACGCTCAACGGCCAGGAGCGCCACCCTGGGCTCGACAAGGGCATCGACACCGAGTACCTGCAGCACCGTCTGCTCCCGATGCTGCACTCGAACTCCAACCAGTTCGACAAGCAGATGGCCGCGCTGTACTCCACCACCAAGGCCAATGACGGCGATCTGCAGGCGACGCAGCGCTACGAGCTCAAGGGCTCCAAGAACATCTTCGTGTACCCGTTCTCGCTCAACCCGGAGGGCTCCAACCCGTCGGGCGCGGTCAACTTCTCGAAGGTGTCGCACGCCAAGCTGAAGATCTTCATCGAGGGTGTCGCCGGCGGTGGTGGTGACGACTTCCGCGTCGACGTCTACGGCCTGTACTACAACTGGCTGCAGATCAAGGACGGGCGCGCTCTGCTCAGTTTCGCTTAATCTGACGCTCGGTCGATGCGGCTCCTACACGAGGACCACGACTTCATCGAGCGTAATGGGACCTGGCTTCTGTCAATGGTCGGTGTGGTGGGTGGGTGTGTGAGCGGTGTGTTGGTGTACATACTCAAGAGCCGGTGCAAACACATCGCGTGCTGGGGGCTCTCGTGTGATAGGGAGGTTGTGGCGCTCGAGGACACAAAGCCCCCCACACCGAAGCCCCTAAAGGTGGACGTAGAGCGCGCTTAATTCCAACATCTAACCAATGAGTTACGTAGTGGCTATTGACGTCGGCATCAAGAACCTTGCCGTCTGTGCCTACGATTTCGTTACTTGCAAGATCATTCACTGGGACAACGTCACACTCGTGCCGAACGGACGTTACATACCTGCTCTCAACGTGCAGTACGTCCGTGACTTCGTCCTCAAGCACAACCACATCTTCGAGAAGGCGGCCGTTGTCCTCGTCGAGCGCCAGATGCGGTGCAACATGCGCATCATCGAGTCGGTGATCCAGACCATGTTCTACGAGCGGTGCGTCGTCGTCAACGCGCGGTGTGTGAAGGCCCACTACGGGCTCGGTACGCGCAACTACCGGGCGAACAAGGCGAAGGCGGTCGAGTGGGCGCGGGAGTTCGTCACGTGCAACCCCGCACACTTCGTCGACCCGCTGGCCACGCGTTTCCTGCACAGTCAGAAGCAGGACGACCTCGCAGATGCGCTCCTGATGGCGACGTACTACCTCGACACTTATTCCAATCACACTGCGTGGGACCATGCCTAGCACGCGGAGCGGCCTCGCGACTCTCTACAACCCCAACGACCTCATGAGCGACGTCTCATCGGAATGCGACCCCGATTACCGCGAGTCGAGTGCGGACGAAGACGACGAGCTCCCCGAGTCGATGGCCCGTGATCGCGCCCAGTGGGTGTGCGACAACCAGGAGGCCATTGAGGAGCTCTACCACATCATGAAGGAGAGCGGGGTGAAGCTCTTCGGCGAGGCGTTTCTACAGTGTGGTGGCGTGACTGCGTTCGCGCACTTTGTGTACAAGCACACGACGCCCGGCGCAGTCTAATTCTGATTCGGTAGTGATGGCGTGGGTGATTGCGCTGGGGATCTCGGCTGGCTACCTCATCTCGAAGAACCAACAGATACACAACCGTCTCGACGATGCAGTGACGGAGTTCAACGAGGCCGCAAAACCCGCAGCGGATGGGCCGCAGACCGAGGAGATTCGCAATGTGCAGGCGACGGTGCCATTGGCGGATCGGTACGAGGACTTCAACATGCAGGACCTCACGACGCAGCAAGCACAGGCATTGGTGGATCAGCGTCAGCAGGCGGCGCAGCAGGTGATCTCTTACGAGAACGCTTCGGGGGTTCTGCCACCGATTCAGGGGGTGTACCTGCAGTTCGATAACCGCGGCGTCTGAGCTCCTCGATCCGTGTGTAGTGGTCCCTAGACTGCCTCTGTGCGCGTGTGCGGTAAGCCTCGCCGAGGAGATCCGAGTTCCTGCGACTGAGGTCGTGAGCTAGTCGCGCGTCCTGGCGGTGGCGCTCCTCCTGCTCGGCCTCGTACACTCGCGGGTCGCCCCACTGTGCCTGGAGATTGTACTGCCACGTGTTCACCGCCCCCTGCAGCGAGTTGCACACCTGCTTGCGCATCTGCACGATCTCGTCGCACGCCATTCACGTAGTGTTCAGAAAAGGGCATCACCCCCCGAACGAAGTAGAAGGCGAGTGTGAGTGTGAAAACGACGCTGCAGTAGCTGATCAGACACACGAGGACCCAGAAGTGCTGCTCGACATCCATCCGACAACACACAGGCGGAAATTCTGATTACGTGGATGAACGATGCTCGGAGCAATCATGGCGATCCCATGCGGACAGAAATGGATCGCCTCGGGTGTTGCCGGTGCTGCAGTGGCGAGGTTTGACCTGTACCTCGCCAAGCAATCGGGGGTGCCTAAGGAGGTTCATTGGGCCCTGGCTGGTATGGCCGTCGACGGCCTCTGCCGCGGTCCTGACGTTGCGAACAATAAATTTGAGACGCTTCGTAGTGCGAGTCTCGGTGTGCTCGGTGCCCTGGTTGTGACTAGGTGCCTTTGAACGCATGTAAATCTAACGGTATAGTGATGGGTCAACTCTCCCATGGGGGGCGAGTGCGCTGGGGAGGGATGAACAAGAAGCGCGGCCAGTTCTCACTCGGTGGTGCAATCTCATGCAAGCAACTCTACGTCAACGGCGCTGGCGTCGTGGAGCGTCTTCAAGCGGATGGCGACATCGAGAGCACCGAAGCGACTCTGAAGGCCAAGTACCTCACCATCTCCAAAAGGGCTGATGACACAGGTGGTGGTGCATCGTTAAACAACCACGTCTGGGTCAACACCGGCAATCTAACTGTCAACACAAACGTAGACGACAGCACCTATTACAAGCTCGCGGCTCCGAGGCTTGAGCTTACCGGGGGGCTGGGGTTCACTTCAGCCACTGATAACCATAGCGCAATTCAGTGGATGAGTACGAGCGCCAACGACGCGGCCAAAGCCGCCATCTACGCCGTCCCCTACAACGATGGCAGTACCGTCCGCACCCACATTATCGCTCAAGCGGGTGACGGGAACGTATTCTTCATTGCGGGCTGGTTGAGCTTGTACACGGTAGCCTACCCATCCGACGACCTACTCAAGTTCAACGAAGAGGCGCTGTCGGTAGGTCTGGATGCAGTGAAGTTACTACAGCCTAGGCGCTACCTGAAGGTGCAGTCTCTCAGTGATGAACAGGTGCCGGCCAACGCATGGACGGAGTTCGGTTTCGTCGCACAGGAGGTCGAACAGGTGCCAGGTCTCGACGTCCTCGTCAGAGAGAGGCCAGACGCCAAAGACATCAACAAGACGGTGAAGGCAGTGGACTACACCGGGATCGCGGCAGTCAACACCCAGGCGCTGAAGGAGCTACTCGCGAAGGTGGAGGCGCTCGAGGCACGCGTCGCGGTACTCGAGGGTGGCGCATCCGGGTCAAGTGGTGGCGCATCCGGGTCAAGTGGTGGCGCATCCGGGTCAAGTGGTGGCGCATCCGGGTCAAGTGGTGGCGCATCCGGGTCAAGTGGTGGCGCATCCGGGTCAAGCGTCGCGACCACGGAGGTCGTCACCAACTAGAAGCCTCTCGACGCGTTGAACCGCACCCCGCGCCAAGAGTCGAGGTGTGAGAGGTACCAGAGTAGCGTCACTATCAAGATGGCTTTGTGCAGACTCTGTCGGTATGCAAACGCCCCCGGCTGGGTGTTATTCAAGTGGGGAAACCGCCGACTGACGCCACCACTGTAGTGGCGGTACTGCCGTTCGAACATGAGCATCTTCCATGCTTCGTAGAGTCCGTAGATCACTATCAATTCCTTCACCACGTACCACGGCGGGTTCATCGACCACGTCACAGAAAATCCGAGCACTGCTCAAAGCGAGCACTTCACAAAGCGAGCATGTTCATCCCCAAGCACCTCCAACAATGGCGGCCCCCGAGCGCGCCGATGCGCCGCTGCCATTGGTGCGCGAGCGGCCCGTGGCGTCTTCGGGAGCTCGGCGTGCACATGGAGGGCCCGATGCGGTGGTACTTCTGCACTGAGGTGTGTTGTAATGAGTGGCAAGACCGTCGCTTCGACGCAGACGTGCGTGAGTGGCTGCAGCACCCCGCTAGCGTCAGAGCCAAAGTTCTAGTGAACTCGCTAGATGCGCCGACCAACAAGGACGAGACAAGGGCTCTACGCAGTCTCGCTAATGTATGCAGCGTATCTCGCGTGGCACTGTCCATGCGGAAGGGTACTTAGCTGTCACCTGCCGCGCTTCTTTCTGAGTGCTGGAGTACCACTTGCACTGGTAGCCTATGAGAACTTCGGACGCGCAGATTGAAGCCTACGCGCAGATTGAAGAGGCGCGTGCATACCAGGAGTGCTTCAAGCGCGAGTACCTCCTTGCGAAGGAGGAGCTCATGCGGTTGCAGACGCTTTTCCGAGACGTGTGCTGGTACAGCTTCGAGACGTTTGGCAAGTGGTGGGGGAAGCGGTCGCGCTGTGTGTACCTCCACGGGCACAGGTACGGAACCTTCCACCGACACGGCTCACTCCGCGAGATGGCCGAGTTCCCCATCTACTACAACGGCCCCGCAGACGACGCACCTCGACTGCCACCCATCATCGTGCTGAGGGAGGTGGAGGCGGCGCGTGAGTACATGGACGAGTGCCGTGCGCGCATCTCGGCCCCGTGGGATTGGGCGCCTGGTGGGTTTAGGTACGAGGAGCTGCGGAAGACCACACAGGTGGGCCGTAGATTTTCCAGTGAATCGTAAATGCAGCGCGACGAGGATTTGGATGCTAGTGATGACGAGGTGCGCAGTGTCGACAGTGTCAACATCACAGCCGTCAGGGACTGTGTGATCGAAGACGACCAAATCTGTTACGTCTGCGCGACCGAGAAGGGCGAGGAGGTGTACGACCGCTCGGATCTGATGGACGGTGGGCGGCAACAGAAGCTCGTCCTCGCCTTCGAGCGCAAGCGGCCGCCCATGTGGGACCTCTTTTGCCCTTTCTGTAAGGATGATGGGTGCGAGGAGTGTGAATGCCCCGACTGTGAACGCACATGTCGCTTCTTCAGAGGCGTTAACTACGGCTGTGAGGCTCACCCAGTGGTGTGACTTCTTCTAATGGTAAGGTGTCGTCATGCCCACGAAGAAGGAGTCGCAACCGGTCGAGTACAAGAGGGTGCGTCGCTACAATGGCCCGCCGAAGGGCTCGGACGAAGCGAAGGAGCGCATGGCGAAGGTGCGAGCAGCACAATGGGCTAAGAACGGCCTCGTTGTTTCTGAACCAGTAAGCAATGAGCCCCCCGGTCAGTAGAGACCCCCGGTTAGGCCAGATCCTTAGTATCGTCAAGGCCATCTCTGTACAGATCATGGAGGTCGAGAAGAGAATCGAAGGCGTCGAGTTGCGATTGCGGCGGCCAGTATCGTTCATCGACTTGACGACGCCGGACGACACGGACGATGATTACACAACATCAGACTCCTCAGAGGGGTACCAGAGCGCGCCCGCATCTTTCTCATACCAAACGTAACATGGGATGGGTGCAAGTGCCGCTACTACTCATGGCCCTCCTCGGTGCCGCGTCTCTGTACTCTAGTGTGCGGGCGGTTGATCGCGCTAGGGCACACCATGTGCGGCAGATGGTTGCTGAACACCGCCTACTCGACCGCTTGCCCTTCCCGGTCGACTGAATAATCTAAACCGTTTCTGATGAGCACAGCGGAGGAGGCATGGATTCACGACGCAGTCGACAATCCGCCCTGGGTCCCCGACCCCGACTGGATCTCGCACACGCCCAACTCGCTGCCGGACTACTCCGCGATTCACGGACTTGGCGTTTCCAGCGGTGCACCCGCCCGGGCTCAGGACCACCGAGTCGGCGGGAGCGCGGCCATGCATCAACTCAGCCACAGCAAGGTCCGCAACTACTACCTGCTACACCCCGAGATCCCCGGCAACGGCCAGGCCGCTTCATTCTTACCCGAGACGGCTGGTGTGAAGACCACCGACAAGGCGCACAACCGGCCGCTCGACGGGCACTTCTTCGCACAGGTGGCCAACCACCTCAATGGCCTTTTCGCGTTGAACACAGCGGCCACCTCCGAACACAGCTCCGACGCGAACTCGAAGGCTGGAATCGAGCCCGCCAAGACGACAGCAGACCACATGGGTGGAGGACTCGAGGACCTAGTCAGCTCGCTAATCACCGCTGATCAGCTGCCACCGGCGACGGCCATGCGCAACGGGAAGGGGGCGCTCGTGGTGGCGGACGCACAGGACACGAAGCCGACGCACATGAGGGGCGAGCTGTGGACGGGGGAGTGGACGGTGCCGCAGCTCGTGGGGGTGGGGATGGGTGTGCTCGCGGGTGGTCAGCTACTCGGTAAGGTGGCCGGCTGATTTCATGAACCAGTTTACAGCACCAAACACAGTGTCGGCTACAAGGAAATGGCTCGCTCCGGTCACTGCATATGCGCTCCACAACACACCGTGCACTGGGCGCTCCTCGGCCCACCACGCCGGCCCACCGAAGCGCCCCACGGTCCCACGCTCCATCCCTAACACCCAACGCCCCCCGATCACTGCCGCGAGCGCGCGCAGGGCTGGCTCACCACGCGCCGCGCGCACACAGATGGCCGCGCGCACAGGCATACACACCGCCCAGAAGAGGAGCGCGCGCATCTTCTTGTCGTTGGATTTACTCGAACTAGTCCCGCGCGCCGCACGTGTACTGGAGCTGCTCGGTCTCGTCCTCCCGCAGGAAGAGGAAGGACTTGTCGATGAAGTACACCTTCGCGCCGTGCGGCAGGTCCTGGAACTCGAAAATGGACTTCTGGATGGACTTGGTGATCACGTCGTACACCTCGCTCGTGTTAAGCGAGGAGAGGATGTACGGCCCGGTGTACAGCTGCCGCGTCGCGTCGACGAACACCCCCAGGACGTACTCGTGGTGGTCGGCGCAGGTGAACGACTTGGACAGGACGGCGATCGACACACTGTGGTGGGTTGGGTGTGGGTTGGGGGGGGGGCAGGCGAGTGGGTTGGGTGGGCGCGCACTTCGGGATGGTCTGGGCCACCCCCGCCGAGAAGAGGAAGGGGTTGTGCTCGCAGGACGTGAGGATCTTGTCGCACAGGAACGCGTACTCGAGGCGGCCGTACAGGTTGGCGGTGACGCCCTGGAAGACCAGCGCCGGCTCGTCGTGGTACCAGATAAAGAACGCGCCCGTGTCCTCGAGGAAGTCGTAGAACACCAGCTGGTCGGGCACGTGGTGGATGACGAGCCACACGCGGCCGTCGATCGGCGCCGAGATGAGCTGCGGGGGTGTGGGTGGGTGAGGGCGAGCGGGCGGGTGAGGGCGAGCGGGCGGGCACCTGCACATAGAGGAGGATGCAGTTGGTGTTGTCGATGTCGTCCGACGAGTAGATGTAGGTGCACATGCCGCCGGCGGTGAAGATCTCGTTCGGCGAGTTGTGCGGCGGGTTCTTGAACGAAAACCACCCGTCCGGGGCGAACTTCGGGTGGCACATGTAGCGCAGCGCCCCGTCGAGGAGGTTGAACTTGTCGATGTCGTCGATCGAGATGTAGATGGTGGTCTCCTTGTCGTAGAAGATGGTCTCCTCGACGCAGAAGAGCCCCACGTGTGCGTCGTACTTCTTGTTGACCGAGTACATGTCCCAGTACATGGGCGTCTCGCGCATCGTGGGCCGCGTGGGCTGCGTCGCGAGCACGGCGTTCTCGAGCTCCTCGTTGCGCACCTTGAGGCCGTTGATGCGGGCGTTCGACCACTTTATCATCTGGTTCTTCGTCTCCTCCGTCTTCAGGAGCTTGACCTTCACCTGCTCGAGCTCCACCGTCTTCTTCTCGAGCTCCTTCGTCACCCGCCCAACCCGCTCGATGTACTCCGCGCGCTGCGCGCCGTGCTGGTGGGCGCGGGGTGCGGGTTGAGTGGGCGGGCGGGCGGGCGGGCGGGGCGGGCGCGCACCCTGGCATTCTTCTCGATGCGGCCGAACGTCGACGACTCGTCAGTGGACATCTGTGGTGGCAGCACCGGTAACGAGGCAGCAGCGACGTCGCGCTTGCGCCGCAGCAGCTGAATGTGTTCGCACTGGGACGCGGGCGGGCGGGCGGGCGGGCGGGCGGGTGGGCGCGCACCAGTTTGTTCGCGGCGCGGGTGGTGGCGACCATGGTCAGTGCGCGAGGGCAGCCGGGATTGGTGCACAGTACCAGTGGAGGTGCGCGGCTTGTGCCGGCGAGAATCTCGGCGACGTCTCCGAACACGTGTATCCGTAATTCCGCACAAGGAGTGTTACAGGGTATGTCTGGGGGGTCGGGCCCACTGACACGACGGCGGGCGCTTTTGGGCACACGACGGCGGGCGCTTTTCGTGCCAGTGGACATTACGGGGTCCATACTACGGGGTCAGTTCGGGGTCCATACGGGGTAGCCTCGGGGTAGCCTCAGGGTCGGCGGGGCGAGCGACGGCGGAGGTTGGGTGATCTCGGAGGTAGCGCGCCCACTTCTTGTCACTGCGCTTCTTCACGTTCTCCCAGTAGTCATACTCCGCGCGCCTCCGCTTCTCTTCGGCGTCGTACTGCGCCCACCACGCGGGGTCGCGGAGTCGGATGTCCTGCCACAGCGCGCTCAGCTCACTCATCGCTAGCCACTGGTTGGAATAAGTGGTGGCGACCACTTCGCACCCTTCGACAGGTTGGCGGACGGTGTCAGTGGCTGCAGGTTGCGCCATCCGAAACATTCGCGCTGCTGAGCGGGGTCAGTGAGATCGAAGCTCGCACACGGCCGGATGTGATCGATCTGGTAGTCGCGCAGGTTGGCCCCATCCGGCAACTGTGACTCGAGGTGCGCGATGAGCTCTGGCACTGTACAGCCTAGTAGCTCGAGTGTGCTTGCGGACTTGGCATTGCGTTTGATTGCTCGGTGCAGTCGGCTGCGTAGGTTGCATTTCATGCGGTACTCGTCGTCAGTGTTGTAACGCTCAGTGTGGCGCAATCTAACCCGCTCACGGTTAGCTGGGTTAGCCCGCCACTGTCTAGATCGCTCACGGTAAGTCTCGCGATGTTGTTCTCGGTATGCAAGCGCTTCCTTCTGGTGGGAGGCTCGATACTTGCGCATGTTCTCGAGGCAACTCTCGCGGTGCTTCAAGTTATACTGACGTCTCGACTCACGAATGACATGTGGGTTGGCGGCTCTGTATTCGCGTTGCTGTTCGCGTTGCTGTTCGCGATGAGTCGCGTTGTACTGTCGCTGATACTCGAGTCTCCGTTCCTTCTCTAGGTCGGGGTCTGATGGATGAGCCCGTCTGTACGCTGCGGCATACTGTAAGTACTGGTCGACATCCATTGCAACCGTCCCATTGGAAAATCAAGCGAGCGGTCCGGCACACTCCAGTTCGAGACGCCACCGCGATACAGATTGCGAGCGCCGACATCGACCCAAAGTAGGGTTCGCGCGACCTCGATCGGACCTCACCTCGCCGACCAACCAAAGTAGGGTGTTGCCACTGGTAACCACCCCCAAATCAACCTCGACTGAATCTTTCGCCGCATCGACCGAGTGGCTGACTTCGCCCCCGACCCGGAGTCCAGCCGACGCCTCGGTCCGAAACCACTGCAATCTCCCTA